GACTAATACTAATAAGTCTGCTGTCCAAGCTAACCAATCGGCCGCTAATATGCGTGTTGATGAGAAAGCTGATCAGATAGAAGATTGGATGGGACAGATATATTGGGGAATAGCTCAACTCTGTCTTATGAACATGGATGCCAAAACAGTTCAGAGCCTAATTGGCGAAGAAGTCGAATGGGAGAATATGGGAGCCGATGAGATTAACATGCTCTCTAACACTGTTGTGGGTGGTTCGACTCGCAAGCCAACTAGTGCAGCTAAGAAAGAAGAGGCATTAGAGTTTGGACAAGTATTAGGACAGTTTGTTAATGCAGCCCCAGGACCGGTACTCAAGATTATGTTACAGGTAATGGAGAAAGCCTTTGATGAAGTTACGATGCGTGAAGAGGATTGGCGAGAGCTTCAAGAGGCTATTATGGGACAACAGCAAGCTCAAGCAGGTGGTGGACAGCCACAACAACCGCAACAGGCTCCTACACCGAATATAGCATCAGCTAGTCCAGATCAAATCAAGCAGATACTACAACAACTCCCTCCTGAGATGAAGCAACAGATACAACAGGCTATTGACTCAGGAGTCCCACCGGAGAAGGCACTTGAAGGTGCGATCAAGTTAATGACGCAGCAACAGGCGCAAGCTCCAGCACCGGAGCAACAGGCTCCACAACAACTGCAATAAGGGGATGACCTATGGCAGATGAGGAAGTTACCATCGTTTCTACAGATGAGGCCATACTTAACAATATCGGAGAAGGGGATGAACAGGATACAACAGAAAGTTTTGAAGGCGAAACTCCGGGAGCGGTACAGGACACTACAACAGAGGCATCTACAGCCGGTAGTGAACAAGATACTACGGAACAGTCTGGAACAGACGACTCCAGAGTCCCTCGTGGTCCCCAAGACCTCGTTGGTAAAGACGGAAATGTCATTGCCTCTGGAGGAAAAGAACGAAGGTTCTACGAAACCGCTCAAAGGGAAAAGACTCGTGCCGACCAAGCCTCGCAAGAAGTCGAGAGCCTTAAAGGCCAGTTAGAAGCTATTAACAATGCTGGTACTGTTGGCACACAATATAATCTCACTCCTGAGGAGATGACAACAGGAGCGCAGATTATAGCTGCATATAAAGAAGACCCTGTTGCTACGCTAAATTATATGTTGACACAGGCCCAAGCAAGTGGGCATAATGTAGATCAGATTGTGAATGGTGGGACCGATATGAACACCATTCGCCAATTGATACAGAACGAACTTGCTCCTATAACACAGGAGCATAAAGAGAGAGCAGACACACAGGCAGCAGAAGAGACCGCTACTAATATCTATAATACTCTTTTGTCAGAACACCCTGATGCAGCCATACATGAGAACGCTCTCGCCCGGTTACTACAACAAGACACGAACCTAACTGTAGATGCCGCGTATTACAAACTCCAGAACTATTATCTAACTAATAATTTGGACTGGACGAAGCCCTTAGAAGCCTTGATGCAGGAAGTTGAAGCCGCCAAGACTGCTAATGTAAATACGCTGCCACAGCCGCCCGAGGGTGGAGGTGTTAGTCAAGCTAGAACAACTGACACTGCCCAAGTCGCGGATGTAAGTACTTCCACCGGAGACATTGTTAAACAAGCAATGGCTGACGCTGGAATACATTTTAACAGTTAGGATGAATTATGGCTAGTACCCCTATTGCCACTGTCCTAGAATCAACGCTTACTCGTAGCCGTAAGAAGCTCATTCTTGCGTCTATTAAGTCTAATGCTCTTATGGCATGGGCTTTTGCGAATAACCGTGTTGAGTTCGAAGATGGCGGGCATGAAATCACGAACCCATTGACACTGGGTCGTAACCCCAATATCACTTCATTTGAATACTTCGATGAGCAGCCCATTGCACAGACCAGTGAGTTTGATACTGTGACGTACAACTGGGCACGTGTTGCTGGTTCTGTTGTCATCTCCGATCAAGAAGAGGACGAGAACCAGGGTGCGGCTCAAATCTTTAAGCTTATGAAGGCAAAGATCGATGTCTTGGAAGAAAGCATTAAAGAGAAGTTTTCGGAGTATCTTTACGCTTCAGGTGCTGGTACTGACCCGCAGGGTCTTGGTCTTCTTATACCGGATGATCCTACTACTGGCACTGTTGGTAATATTAACAGAGCTAATGAAACTCAATGGCGCACTTCAGCTTATGATTTTAATGGCAACTTAGATAGCACCAACATTGAAGAAGCGTTTGATGATATCTTGATGGACTTGACACTTAAAGGTGACAAGCCTGACGTTATCCTCTGCGGACGTAATCTGTTCAGACATTATAGAACAGCGGTTCGTGACAAGATGGTTGTTAATCTTGGAATGGATAACTCCGGTAAGAAGATGGTTGATCTAGGCTTCTCCGGCGTTAAGCATCAGAACATACCGATGATGTACGATGAAGATTGTCCAGTAAACAAGGCGTTCTTCGTTAATAGTAAGTACCTACGTCTGCATGTCCTTAAACATGTCAACATGAAAGTCAAAGAGCTGGTTGCTCCTTGGACGATTGATGCTCATGGCCGTAGAGTTGTTTGGCAAGGACAGTGGTGCTTATGGAAGTCTTTCCGTACTCATGCAGTTCTTATCAACTCTTAGTGTTAGGAGATAGAAGGGGATGACAACTCAGAACTTACGGCCTCGCTTTGAGGTGCATAAACTAGACGGCACAGGTACTAGGAGGATAGCTAAACCTAAAGTTCAGTTAGATAAGGATGGTGAAGTTGTTACCAATGACAAAGGCCATCCTGTCCTTCTGGGCGGTTTCGACTACGAAGATAGAGAAGTCGATGCCGGTTGGATGGTTTATTTTCCTAGTGGTGCTTCAATCCACGTGTGGACGGAAGAAGAGATGATTCGACAAGGGTTTCTAGAAGACCCAACATTGGTAGATATGGAGACTGGTGATGACATGGGAACAGCTTCCCTAGGCAGTTTGAAATCTCTATCAGAACAAAAGGAACGAATCAGCAAGACTTCCAAACGCGCTCATACACTCTAATGGAGATAGGTTATGACTAAAGTATATCAAGATAACTTCCCTCGTAGTATTAGTCAGTACGTTCCAAATATGGAATTTGCGGCTGATGTCGTAGACGGACGTTGCCTATTTAACCTTGGCTCTCCCGCCGCTCTTGATGCTGATGGCATCTGGGATGGCATCGCTGCTATAGCGACTGCCGCTACCTTCACTAGTTCTGATTACAAGAACACCTTCGATGGTAGTTCGACCTCGGTAACTACGACTTCCGGCAAGATCGATGCGACTTATGGTCGTGCGCTCACTGCCGTTGGTACAGCGGGTTCGAACCACGTACTCACCATTACTGGGCGAGACTATCTCGGTCAGGGCATGGTTGAGCAGCTTACACTATCGGGTACGTCCATTATATATGGTACGAAGGCGTTCAAGTTCGTCGATACTATCTTAGTTGCTGCTGGCGCTGCTGGTGACACTTGTGACATTGGTTGGTCAGATGTTCTTGGTCTTCCATACGCGACACAAGAGCTTCTTGGTTGGACGGAAGATGATGTCCAACTCGGTATTGCCCGTGATGTTAACTGTGGCTCTACTATCTGGACTACTAATAGTGATGCCTCTCTCTTTGGATTGGCTTCTCCTGTTAATGGTTTCTTCTCTGGTCAGTCTTATGTGGCTACTGTTGCTAATTCCTCTTCAACATCAGCTTTGACTGTTGAGATTGGCGGTACTGCTATTGCCGGCTCATCTATTACTGTTTCGGCTTCTGAGACGATTGGTGATGTCACTAGCGACTTCTCAGTTACTGATGATCATGGTCTTACTAGTAAGGTTGCTAAAGGTGGAGCACTCGAAAGTGTTAGTTCCACTGGAGGTTCTAGTGGGGCCGGTAACATCATGTATCTTGTAGACGAGAATGTTCGTTTCATTGATGCTGATCGTACTGCTACGATGACGGCTACCACTGGTGATGTCCGTGGTACGGTCCTTCCGTATACTTCGTGTGACGGTTCTGTCACTTACGAAGTTTACTTTTCTACGTGGACCAATGATCTGCACGGTATCGAGCAGTTCAACGGCTAAGTAGATAGGTAGGGGCGGTTGCCCTCCCCTTCTCGCCCCTACCGCTACTTTATATTATGGCGACATTAGCACAGTTAATTGCTAGAACCGCTGACCGTCTATCGATGGTCAGTGGTACTGGCGTTCAAATCTACGCCGAGGACCGTATCGGCGAGATGATCCAACACAAGCATGATATACTCTTTGACGAGGCATTTTGGCCTCAATACTGTCAATGGTATACATGGACATTAGATGGCACATTAGGTATTGTCACTACGGACCTGACAGACATCCTTAAGAGATATGAAGACATCCATGTCATATTCAATGACAATACTAACGCGGCCCTTACTAAGTTATCTAACTTAACAACCAATCCATTCGAGCTTAGTGGTACGCAGCCTATTCATTATGAAGGCTTTTCCGTAGGCAGTGCGTACTTCACTTCTAGAGTGTTCCAGATATGGCCCAAAGCGGCTACTGGTGACATTATAGTAAGGGTTAGAACCAAGCCTGATACATTCACAGTAGAAGACGAAGTCAATTTCGATGATCAAGTATTGATACTTGGAGCTACATAGGACTACCTAGAAGATGATGGAACCAAT